AATTCTACGTATGGTCTGCCATTCCTGTCAAGCTTTTTACTCTTTGCAAAGTCAGTATTTTTTGGGTACATCATTACTATGATATCAGCATCGTTTTCAACATCTCCTGAGTCCTTTAATGAGTATATGCCCGGCTTATTACTTCTAGCACCCTCACGATTAATCTGTGCTAACAACAAGACAGGTATTTGTAAGTCCATAGCCATTTGTTTAATACCGTGTGATACTTCGGCTATTCCATCGCATTTCGATAGTTTTGTGTTCCAAGGAACTAATTGTAAATAATCAACAACAACCATTTCGATATTGTGTTTGCGTTTCAAAAAACCACATCGTGCTCTAAGGTGCGTGATATCACGTACTGTGTTAATTATATGTAATGGTGCTGCACAAAGTTTTTTTGTTGCAGTAATGATATCATCCATATGTTTGTCTACATCCTGACTAGCTAACGAATCAAATATGTTTTTACCTGATGATATCTGTGCCAAGCGTTTCATAATTTGGTCTGCCATCATTTCAAAAGAAAATATAGCAACAGCTTTTTTGTCTGTAATTGCTGTACGCAATGCAATATTAAGTGCTAATTGTGATTTACCACAAGATGTTGGTGCTGATATCACCATAACTTCACCCCTGCCTATACCGCCTTCTGCTAATTTTTCATCTAAATGTGTTATACCAGTAGGAAATTTATCTGCAACATAGACACCGTCACGCATCTGTGACAGTTTATCTAAAAAATTCTTAGCATTATCACCTAATTTAGTCTTTTCTTGGTGTGCTTGGTCTAAGCCATCTAGTCCTTTTTCTATAATACTAATAGCTGATGTACAATCTCCGCCATTTTCTATATCTTCAATGGCTAACCTTGAGCTACGTATCAAAGAACGCTTATTTGAACACTCTTTTACTATCAAGGCTGACGAACGTGCCTGTAAACTTGTACCAAAACCACCGTCTAGACTAATTATATAGTCTACACCACCAACGTAATCTAATTGGTTGCTAGTTTTTAAGTGTTCAGTTAATGATATCTCATCTAAGGGTTTGTTGTTATCTAAAAGTTTTTTAAGGGTAGTAAATATTACTTTGTTGTTTTCGTAATAAAAGTCATCAGGCGATATAATTGATAACATTTCTTCGAGTGTTGATGTATCATTACCACTTAAACAAGAACTTAATATTTTTCTTTCTGCGAGTTCATTTTTGGGTAACTTTATGTCGCTCATATATTTCTTTCATCTTATTTTTTATTTCTTTGGATAATGTCTTAATTGACTTCACTATAATAGAATTAGAATTGTCAAATCTCTTCTCGTGTAACGATTCAGTAAGGTCGTGTAAAACTTCTATGCCCTCTGATAAATCATTAATTTCATATATAATCTTTGGCTCTTTATCCGATTTGGAATTTTTTGTACTCATAATATTTATTAACTGTTGCTTGTGATATTTGATATTGTCGGCTACAACTTTTACATATCATTCGATATTTCTTGCCCATACTTGTAACTCGTATTCCTTTTCTTTTTACATCTTCAGATGCACAATAAGGACAAGTCCAATTATCTAAACCGTTCAATATACCAACGTGTGTTTTATGAGTATCATACTCTGTGAGCTTTTTGTAAACTTTTTCTAATAACAAAACATCTTTTTTACAATATTTGACCATAGCGTTCATTGCTTTTTCACAATTATTAAGACATATGTCTACCCATAATTGGAACGTAGTGCTTATTTTGCCATCGCCAAATAAATATTGTCCTAAATAATCTAATCTATTAGAGTTAAATCTAAATTTACGTCGTGCTAATTTAAGGGTATCTACAGAATTATATATATATTTGGGTATGATATTGTGATATATTGTCCGTGAGTTAAAAAATTTGATATCAAAATTGTCGCCATTGTGTGCTACTGCTTCATCTGCTAAACACAAAACTTCGTGGAAATCTATTAATAGTTGTTTGTCACAACCTTTGTCCCAAGTGAGAGAGTGTACTTGCTTGCCACTCTCCCACTTATAACAAATACACATAACAGCACGTTCTTTAATGATGCTATTATGCGGTATGGTTTTCTTATAACCACTTTGCCAAAAGAAACCAATATTGGGAGATGTTTCTATATCCCAAAACAATCGATTAATTTTAGCTTTTTTACTCATCAGAATGGGTCGCTTGATATGTCTACATTCGTTGATTTTGGTTTTTCCTCAATCAAACTAAGTTTGTGAGAATAGTATTTCATATCCCCTTTCTCATTAAGCCAAGATGCTATATTTACTTTTTTGCCTGCCATTTCTTGCGGTATGGTAAGCGTGCCAAGTAGTTTAGGTGATGATTCAGAGGTCATCTTCTTGTTTTGAAAAGATGCACCTGTTCCCTCTTTTTGTACGTATTCGCTCATAATAAGTCGTCCTCAGTATTATTTGTGATAGTTTTTGTTTCTTCTTCGTGATTGTTTAATGCGTCAGCATCTTGGGTATTATCCAAGAGTAGCAAACCTGCCATAGCTCTTTTTCTTGCGTACGACGCCGCAGTACCCGTTATTTGACTATCATCCATTCCCTTCTTAGACAAAGGCTCACGTGCCTGTGCCTTAACAGATATGGATTCGCCTGTATCACAACAAGTTAATGTAACCGTTGCTTCGACATAATATCTGTCGCCTATATATACAATCTTATCATCCATAATTAAAGAAAGATTTAGCTCCTTCAAGTATGGTTTTACAGATTCACATATAGCTTCTATGTTTCTAAAAGAGTATTTGCCAAAGGCGTTATACTCCGTCTTGCCAACTTTGATGGCAGTTTCTAATTTGCAGAGTTTTTCTGCTATGTTTTTCATATATTTGTGCATATTTTTTTTATTTGTGTTTTATACAAAATCGTTCTTTGGGTATTGTTAGTTGCATTTTCTATTAATGTTGGGTCGCAATCTATGTAATTTAATTCTTTTATTTGGAGTTCTAGCGGTAAATATTTAAATTTTCTAACCATTTGCCTAAAGCCAACAGGATGTAAGACATCAGTTTTTGGATTGTTTAGATAGGAAATTATATTTGATAATACCTCTTGTAAAGATAAATTTGTTTGATTTCCATATCTTTTCCAAGCGTTCTCTATTTTGCCAAGAAATTGATTAGCCATATCATCTATCACGCCACGCACTAAAAAATTTTTATGACTGTGGTCAAGTACAGCTTTTTCTAACGTGATATCAAATATAGGACAACGTTCAGGCATATTGCTTTGTCTGTAATCTTTGACTTTATTCTGTGGTAGATATTTCATTTACTTCTAAAATTATTACTGTTGCTTTACCTTTTTTTGTTTTACCTAGTCCGTCAGGACTTGGTTTTGATTGTAGAAAGTATCCTAATGCAGACTTAGAATCTCTAGCCCACAATAATTTTCTTCCTATGTAATCATCAGGCATATCATAATGTTTGTATTTTATTTCGTATTTTTGCATAATACCAAACTTTGTAAAGGTAACAATACGCCCTTGCTAAGATTATCGTCGCCACCGTACACATCTTTATTTGTATTTAGATGTGGTCTACATAATGTTTTAAGTTTTTTTGTTGGCAATATTATCATTCTGTCCTCTACAACAAAACAATAGAAATCTGATTGTGTAGTTGATATACCGCTTGGCTTGCCACGACACTCATATTCTATAAATACATTGCCTGTTTTTGCTGTGAGTAAATCATTTTTTACTTCGATAGTTTTATTTTGTATGATATCAGCTATTTTTTTCTCTGCTACCTGACCAACTTTGAGGTCGTAATTAAAATCTGAACAGAAATCCATATTATTTTATACCCTGAAATATGTATGATATGATATCAACTGTCCACCCATTGCCTATCATCTTATATCTTTGCGTGTTTGATACACCCTCTGTGTAGTTGTCAGGTAATGTTTGTAGTCTCTCGCACTCTATCACGCTTAACTTTCGCCAAGTTGACGACGTATGTATTACCTTTGGTTCTCTGTTACCGCCACCACACGTGTTTATTGTAGGACTTTTTCCCTCTCTAGCATAAACTCTTTTTAAAATATCGTGACCATTTACGTTTGCTTTGCCAACTTCGATAAGAGTACACCCATTATTTCCAGCACCTTTGTACATTGTC